CCCTTCGTTTGGATTGCTTTCATCTTTAACCTTTACATCATCATATTTTATTTCTTTAGTTTTTATAGAGCTATATTTTCCAATTAATGAACTATCTACATAAACATTAGCTTCTATTCCATCAAATCCTTTTACTTTAAGTCTAGTAAAAACAGTATCTATATTTGTGTCAGCTTCAAATCCTGTTAGATTCTTATTAGACCTTATCTGAACTCCTCTGTCTGTTCCTACACGTTTATTGATAGTAAGATTATATCCTCGTCTTTGGACTTCTCCACCCCAACGTTTTATAAAACTCTGTTCACTATCATGTAAGGCTTTATACATGTTCATATCTTGATAATAAGCAGTAGATGTACTAGTAATATCTGAAAATACTTGTATATCTTTTTTGCCTATAGAATTATTTTTAAGACTTGATAAAGCACCTAATCCATTTGTATTGGTAGGTCTTACATCTTCTACCCACATATCTAAAGTTTCAGCTATTGTAATTTGTCTAGCAAATACTATAACATCTCTAGTTTTTTTACTACTTTTAGCTATTCTAAATATTTCTTCTCCGTAGTCGACTTGAACTTTTAATATAGCTTCATCTGATATATTTTTATATAGTCCTTCTTTATCAACTATAAAAGTAGCATCTAAATTATATAAACTGTCTAGCCCTTCATCAATTCTACAATCAGTACATATATTGTCTAAAATAGCATCTCCATTAGTACTTAATACTTGAGAAGGTGTACTATGCTTATCAAATATACAAACTTTTATTATTTTTTTATTCATAGTACCCTCCTATCTGTAAGCAGTTCTTGGTAATATTTCAACTTTATATACATTTCCAGTCCAACTGATTGCATTAGATCCTCTTGTTAATAAAGGAAAATGACCTATCATATCCCGAGTTTTACTCGTTTTATTTTTATTTAGACATAATAATAACTTACTATCTAACTCAACATACTCATTAACATTGTTAATTTGTACTGTTTCATTATTTATAGTAAGTTGTATATTGCCTGTTCCGTATATTTTTATATTAGGCTCACCAGATACAGTTCCAGTATAATATATATTAGAATTATTTTCTAATTCTATGTGATATTCACCAAGTAAATATTTAAATGGCTCACATATAAATTCAATAGTAAAATCTCCTAAATTATCAAAATTAGTAAATATATCACCTGTGATAACTTTTTTTACTAAATAATATTTATCTTTATTATCATAAATTAGTTTATTATTATTTATATTAAATAACCAATCAGTAATACATTCTTGAATGTTATATATTTCTTCTGAATCCTCAACTAATATACTAACTTTAAACCTTTTGATTAAATTAGGGTATGTATCATTATTTATTATTAAAGCACCATTTCTGCCTTCAATTTTTACTTCTTCATATTCTTCAGTATTAATTTCAGAAGGAGGTCCTTCAAGTACCACTATATTTAAATCTTTTGAATGTATATCATTAAATATAAAATGTTCTCTTTTCATATGTTATCTTTAGTTCCTCCTTAGTAAGTAAATTTTGGATTTCTATAGTCATATTTATCTATTTCTGATTTATGTTGAGCTATACCTCTAGCTACTTCTCTAGAATCCATATTTATTATTACATCTAAATCTTTTAATGCAGATATAAAGGATTGTGTCATTTTATTATAATCTACTCCCGAGCCACCGATTACAGATTGCATTTCTTCATTTACATATTTTCTAAGTACGCTTATAGGTAAAACAGCTTCAGGTCCAGATTCCCCTCCAATCATAGCATTATTACCATTCATGCCAAACATAGTAGGATTAGTCATTATTCCTCCTTTAGCATACCACTGTACCCCAAACTTAGGTGCTGACGGTGGATCTATACTAAATTTACCACTAATGCTTAGGTGAGGTAATTTCAATTTAGGTAAAGACCAACTGAAATTAAAAAATCCTTTTATTTTTTCTATAGCTCTTCCTACTGCATCCTTAGCTGAATTTATCTTATCACTTATACCATTTTTTATATCCGAAAATTTATTAACTATATTAGTTTTCGCCTGAGTAACCTTGTCTATAGCTCCATCTTTTAATTCATTAAACTTATTTATAGAATTAGTTTTAATCTCAGTAGCCTTGTTAGTTACTCCTTGCTTCAATTCTTCAAACTTACTGATTGCACCTTGCTTTAATTCATTAAATTTATTTACAACACCATCTTTAAATTCTGCGCACTTCGCTTTTACAGTGTCCCAATTTTGCCATAATAAAACGCCTGCTGCTATTAATATTCCTATAACTGCAACTGCTATAGTAATAGGACTTGTTAAAAAAGCTATAGCTCCTCCTAACGCAGTGGTTGATAAGCTTGCACCAGTTGTTACTGCTGTATAAATAGGCATTACAAAATTATAAGCGGCTATAGCTCCAGTTATTACTACATAAGCTGCTGCTGCTCCTAATAGACCTGCCGTTAAAGATATAAAGACATCTTTATGTTCTACTATAAACGTAAGCCCAGATGCTATACCATCCATAGCACTTCCGATTCCTTCTGCAAAAACTGAAAAGTCCGTATTATTTGCTAAATCATTTAACGCTGGAAGTAATTTTTCTTGAATGGGCTGTATTGCCTGAACTTCAATATTTCTTTTTATACCTTCAAATGCACTACCTACATCATCATATCTTATATTATTTATATCTGATAGTGTTGATGATGCTCTGTCTGCTTCTCCATTTATATCCATAAGAGCTTTTACGCCATCAGTTCCTAAATCTTCCCACATAGTCCCAAATAAGGCTACACCAGCTTCATTTTGTTTTAATGGATCTTGTATAGAAAAAAGAGCATCTACTACTTCACCCATAGCATCTGCTCCGACTTCTCCACCTTCTGCAAATCTTTTTGTTACATCATCTACATTTAGTCCTAACTCTTTAAGAGTATCGCTAGCACTCCCATCTTTCATTCTTATTCCAAATTCTTTTACTGCATCACCTAACTTATCGACTGAAAAAGTCCCTGAATCTGCACCATTTATTAATGAATTAAACATTTCTTCTGCACTAAATCCAGATTGTTTAAAATGAGATGAATATTCATTTATTACGTCTAATAAGTCTCCATTTTTATCTAAACCATTTTGAGCCCCATATGCAATTAAATTATATGCCTCATTTGAAGTTAGTCCAAATTGTTGCATAAGCATATTTGCTGATCTAACACTCTCGTTAACTTCATAACCAAATGTATCTCTAAGAAGAAGTGCATTTTCAGTTGTATTTTTTAGAGCATCCCCTGTTAACCCTGTTTGTTGCATTACTTCAGCCATTGAAGATGCTATATCATCAAAAGATTCACCAAAATTATTTGAATATATTTCATTCATTATGCCTTCAAGTTCATCAAACTCTTCTCTAGTTGCACCTGTTTTAGAGATTAATTCATTAAAAGATGTTTGTGAATCAATCGATAAATCTTTAAGGCCACCTACAAGACCAGTAACCTTATCAGTAATAGACTGTATTGCATCAGCTATTAAATTTCCTAATACACTTGATTTTAACAAGTCTCCAAACTTAAGAGCACTATCCCCAGCATCATCTAAATCATTAGCTAAATCATCTATCGCATTTCCTGTACTATCTGCATTCTGTTCTTGCTCCTGTAACCTATTATTTGTTTGATTCAATTCATTCTGAATTGCTTGTTGTTGAGTCTGAGCTCTTAGTAATTGATTATTTAAATTCTGATATTCTTTAGAATTTTCACCTAATGTTATTTTTGCTGCTTCTAATGCTTGTTGAGTATACTGAACTTTTTGAGCAGATGATTGTAATTGATTTTGAAGTATCTTTTGTCTTTCTTGAAGTAAGTCTACATCATTTGCATTTCCTTTTAACTGTGTTGAATTAAGTTTAAGTTCATTATTAAAAGTTAAAAGACTAGAATTCATTTGCTTTATACCACTATTAAATTCACTAGTGATTGCTTTAAATTCTATTTTCGCTTCACTTTTTTTAGCCATAACATATCTACCTCCTTTCTCTATCTTGAAGATAGTTAAAATAGTTATCAAATGCTACTTTGTTTTCAGTTATAGACAATAAAAAAGAATAGTCAGCATTCCAAAATACATTCTCGCTTATATTTAAAATCATCACATAATATGTGTAATAATCTTCAATATCTTCTAGTGAAAACTTAGGTATTTTGTATTTACTACTAACTACTCTCGTTTTATCTCTAAAGGCTTTTCTAAAGCCTATTTTTTTTTACTATTTGTAAGTACATTTACTTTTTCTGCTAATAAAGTAGTACTTGGTGGAACTAGCTCTATAAACTCATCATAAGATTTTACATTTTTATCTATATTTGCACATAGATAAGCAATATATATAACATCTATCATATCAAATATATCTTTAGTTCCATTTAGAATAACATTATTATATTTCTCATATTTTTCCTTATTATCATTTTTTATTTTTAACAATCTAGCAAAATTCAAAGTTAATTTTATACTTTCACCATTATTCAATTCTAGAGTTTCAAACGTATTCATAGGCCCTCCTATACTGTTTGTTTAACTAAATCATAATTAAAATTAGTTAACCACGTAGTTTTTACAGTTTCATCAGTTAATTCACTTTCTATAGCTTCATACTTGCTATGTCCATAATCATCTCTAGCAACTGCTATAGTAAGTTCCATCTCTGCAACTTCTTCTGCTCCATTTTCTATTTTCTTAGCTATTCCTGATGATGCTACACAGTTTGGATACGCTATGTACTTAACAATATTATCTTCATCTAATACTTTAGCTGTTAATGCAAAAGCTTCATGATTACTATTTGAACCATATGCGTATACACCATCTTTTAAAGTATTAAACATCATTCCAAATGTTTTTACATATAGATCATATTTCATATGTAAACTTACTTTTAATTCTCCACTTCCATCACTTTTAACTTTTGTTTTAATTACAGTACCTTCACATTTTTTAGTAATAGTCTTAACATTAAAACTTTCTTCTAACGAACCTACACATCCTATAGCTTCTGCTGATACGTCATTTGCAAATTTAATTGAAGTTTCTTTTACTTCAAAATCACTAAAAACTTTATCGTATGTTGCCATTATAAGCCCTCCTGTATTTTATTTTGTATTTGTTCTAGCATATCATTTACTATATTGTCATATATCGAATCAATTCCATCTTGCATAAAGTCGTTTGGACCATTACCTTCACTTGTACCTTCTCCAGTTTGAGGAAAGTATAAGTAATTATATTTTGTTTTTGTTTTTATAGTTAATACTAAGTTAAATAATTCAGTCTTAAGAGGATCACTATCTTTAGCATGTTTTTTATTTACTTTAGATATAGGAATTAGATTTTGTATTGCTGTACTCATTTTAACTCTTCCAATATCTCTTAAATAAGTATTTATTGCTACTTCTGCATCACCTTCAAATCCAGCAATAGCTTTACTTATTTTTTCTACATCTTCACTTTTAAGTTCAAACTTAGCATTAGCCATCTAATTCACCTTTTTTGACATGGTAAATTCTATTGTAAGCATCTCTACAACCATATTTGTGTTATTCTTCATTGTGTAGTTATATACTAATTCACTGTCTGATAATCTCAAATTAGTGTTATTTAATATTTTCTTTATTACTTCTAATTCAAAACCTTCTTGTATATAATCTTCTTGTATAATATGGACCTGATAATAGTAATTCAAATCTATCTTTGAACTACCTGATTTTCTCACTTTGCTTTTATTAAAAACAATATAGTTCCAATCATCCTGTGATTTATGAGTACTTCTTCCATAGTAAACGGGTATCTCAAATTCTTCTAATAAGCTTTTTATTTCATTAAGCAATTTGTCTCACTCTTTCTAAATAGAAATACATTTCTTGTTTTTTATTATCATAATCAATATAAATAATATCGTATAAATCATCTATAATAATTATCTTTTGATTACTATTAATATTTGTGATTAATCTAGTCTTAATTTTCATATTTAAAGTTTTGCCATGACTTTCTGCAAAATCTAAATCTTGTTGTCTTTTACTACATTCTTCATATGCTAGCTTCACAGTAAATTCTAGATTATCTATATTTTTAATATTCT